TAGATCCTCCGGACCTGGACTAAATTCTAAACCAATATTAAGATGGCACTCGTAAACTACTTGATTCCTCTTATCGCGTTTATGGTGCTTGCAAATCCCGCCACCTTCAAGGCGGTTCGGGGCGTCGCAGGCAACTGGGTCGCAAACAACACCGGGCTTGCCAGCAACACTGGTCTGCTTCTCCATGCACTCATCTTCGTGATTGTCGTTGGATTTATCATGACCCAGTTTGGGAAATCGAGTTATATGACCGAAGGCGGCATGACCTTTAAGACGCGTGACGATGCGGATGATTCCGATAATAAGCATTTTCAGGAAAACCGCATCGTCTACGCTGTAACCAATTAATTTCTTTGCAAATATAAAATGTCCCAGCTTATTGTTCCAGGTGTTGCTTTCGCCATCGCTTCCAGCCCAGAGACCTTCAAGCTGATGCGCTCCGTCGCAGGCAACTGGGTGTCCAGCGCCGAGGGCGTGGCAACCCCAGCAGGTCTGTTCCTGCACACCCTGTTCTTCCTGCTTGTCCTGTTTCTGACCGGCAAGTACCTGCCCAAGCTCCTGCCAATGGCATCCGGCTACACACACATGAAGCCCATGGATCAGTCTCCTATGATGTAAAATTTTAGAACTCTTCGTCAAACCGAATAGAATCTCCCTCTGTAACCATATGTTTTGAATAGTCCCCGACCCTCTTCTCAAAGAAGTTGGTCTTCCCTTCCAATGAGATGTTCTCCATCCAATCGAAAGGGTTCTTTGCTCCGTAAATAGGTTGTTCCCCAAACTGGGTCATCAAGCGGTCAGCCACAAACTGAATGTACTGGGTCATTTCTTGAGCATCCATACCGATCAACTTGCATGGAAGTGCCTGGGTGATAAACTCGCTCTCCACCTCACAAGCCCATTGAACAATCTTGTGAATATCCTTGGAAGGGCATTTTTCCACAAGATGTGAATAGAGCGTCACTGCAAACTCCTGGTGGAGCCCCTCGTCCCTGGAAATCAGCTCGTTGGAAAAACTGAGTCCAGGCATAAGTCCTCGCTTTTTCAGCCAAAATATAGCACAGAATGAACCCGAGAAGAAGATGCCTTCCACGCAGGCGAAGGCTATCAGCCGCTGCGCAAAAGGCGAGTCCTGACTCATCCATGACATTGCCCATTCTGCCTTTTGTTTAACTGCGGGGGAAGTCTCTATGGCTCTAAACAAACTTTCTTTCTCCGTAGGATCTTTCACCAGCTTTTCAATCATCAGCGAGTACGTCTCCGAGTGAATCGACTCGTTAAACGCCTGATATGCATAGAAAGACCGAGCCTCTGCAATTTGAATATCTTTTGAAAAATTCAGGTCAATATTCTCCATAACGATACCGTCACTCGCTGCGAAAAATGCGAGAACCATCTTGATGAAATGGCGCTCGTCGTCATTGAGTTTGTCCCAGTCCTTGATATCAGAGCCAAGATCAATTTCCTCGACGGTCCAAAATGAACCAATTGCTTTCTTATACAATGCCCAAAGATCCGGATACCGTATAGGAAAGGTTGTGAAACGAGAATTTGAAGGAACGAGAAGGGGGTCCTCCATTGTTAACATTACGCGTCATTTTTTTAAGCTCGGTCTACGGGCGCTGGAGTTGCACCGGTGCTTACGTAGGGAATAGGTGGGGTAGCGATTAGTGCTGGGGTGTACTGTGCTTTTGTCGTATAATCTGGTGTAGCGCTATTTGTCATTCCATAAGGAGGAATTCCCATCGGACTCTTTGAACGACAGTCTCCGTTGGAATCCGTACCATTCGTTGAACAACAGTCTGAACCGTATGTTCCGGTGCTCGGCGAGCCGTCGGGTGTACACTGTTCAGGATTTGTTGTAGTTTGTATGGATGACGTGAATCTCCACCACCACATGAACGCTACACACACACCCAAAAGTAATAATATAGTAAAAAACAAGTCCCATGAAAAGCGGGGCTTTGGTTGAATAGGAATTCCTGGTAATGAAACCAAGGGATTATCAATTGGCAAGGTGAAGGTCACCTGTGCCATCTATAATACATAAAGATATTTTTGGTAGTTGGTAATATGGAGGATACAGTCAAACGTATCGCGCTTCGGCTCAAGTTGCGCCACGTGTCTGGAAGTGTCGTACATCATGTGGCTCTTTTGAAGAAAACTCTTGATCAACAGGGAATTGCTTGTGAAATGATCAAGGGTTTTTGTGTAATTACTGAATCCAAGGAGGCGTGCGAACATTATTGGATCCGTCATAAACAGACTGGGTTAAACTTTGACGTAGCCTTTGAAGTTGCCAAGCTCAGGAGCCCCGAGCTGCAATCTCTAAATCCGGTTCTTCTGGAGTCGTGCCCCCCCGGGTTGAACCATTCAGACGAGAAGGAGACGATGATCCGCGAGGAGAATTTCCGTTTGTTTGAACTTTACCAACAAGACCCCAAAGCATTTTGGCGCGAGGCTCCCCGAGACGTGACAAGTTTTCATTACTAAAATCAGTCACTGACTTCCTGGGCGACCCGGTCACGGCTGCTGCCGCCATATTAAGCAAGTTGAATCTTTCCTTCTTTGGTATTTCAGTAAATGCTAAATGATTAGCAATTCTCTTTTCAATAGGATTTCCTTGTTCGAGAGCAGTGTTGAACTCACCGAAACAATCTGTCAAGAAAGCCTGACCGTCTGTAACCCGATTTGCAGGTTCAATACTGAGTTCCTTTGAAATCTTGAGAGCCAGGCGCTTCATGAGGATCGCGGCGCGCAGAGCATTTGTCATCTTCTCAGTAATTTTCATATACAATTGAATCGACCCGAGGACACCAGTCCCGGCTGATAATATAGCATTGAGAACACTCACAAACTCCTGTCTAATAAAGGAATTTAATCCAACTGCTGTTAAAGCATTAATAGAAGAAACAATTAGAATAGGTATATTGAATTTTGTTGAAAGCTGTTGATAATACATGTGATCTTTGCTGTGATGATCATAATATGTATTGCACTGTTGCTCAAGTTTCGTAAGAAACTCCTGTTCGTCAGGGTGCCACCTCATCTCATCAATCGTCATAACATTTGATGACATTATTTTTGTACAATCAATTTTGTTTCAAAATTAAACGCACCCACGGAACAGTTCCTACGGAACTGACTTAAAAAAACTTTGAGTTGCTCTCAACTTCGATAATTTCACTCATTCTCCCAGGGAGTCGACCTCTAATCGACTTGTACACCATATTGAAAATAGGATTGGCGTTTGTGATTCGAATCTTCTCGACGATATTCTTGTCAGGGCGAATATGAGTCAACAGCTCCAGAAGATGGAGTGCCGTATCTGAATTTAGTTTTGAAATTGGTACACCCTTGAGGTTCAACTCAATAATCTCCTTCAGGTTGTGCTGAATAACATAATCATCAAGCTGTTGAATGACTGGGCGAATTTCAGACATGAATTGAACCGTCTCAGCAGGAGTCTTTGGCTGGCGCTGAATATATTTCATACCCAAAAATTCAATGTTTAGGTACTTGCCATTTGGATAAAAGACAAGTAGATCAGACATTTGCTTGAGTTTTTTACGTTCAACTTTTTTAAGACAATCTGGTAATGATTGAAGAGCTTTCTGTAATCACGGGTGCATATCTATTATATGTATTATTTAGTGATTTTCAATTGGTTGGACGTATTTTGTATATTATTTTAGCCTTTTCTATCCTCAAATTCTTCCCAGCCAAAACCAGACTCCTTCTCCAAGCCACCCTTGCTTGGAATGTGTTTGAACTCACAGACGCGTTCCTAAAATTAACAAATTATGATGACGAAGATTATAAATGCACATATACTGCATCAACCTCGAAAAGCGAGAAGACAGACGAAAAACTGCTGGAGTTGAATTCTCCAGAGAAGATCTCGATGTCGAATTCTTCAATGCTACAGATGGACGAATTGACACACCAAGAGGACTCTATGTCAGCCCCTCAGAGTACGGATGTGCAATGAGTCACTCGAGGATATGGAGGGACATAGTTGATAAAGGGTATGAATCAGCTATAGTTTTTGAAGATGACGTGTGCCTAATTACTAATTTTAGATCAAAATTGCTTGAGGTCATGGAGGATGCTCAAGGGTTCAAGTGGGATATTATCCACCTGGGACCTATAATGCCCATATCGAAAGAGAAATGTGTAGATGGACTTACACTTTATGAAGGAAAGTCACTCGGGACTCACGCATATATAATAACTCTCGAGTGTGCTCGTAAGATTTCAGTATTTGACCCAGAACTTCTTCAGGTTCCAGTTGATTTTCAACTCAATAGATTTCCTTTAAAAGTGCTATGTACAGGGGAAGCACTTGCAAAGCAAGAGTCTATGGATAGCGAACCTCTTGTTGGACTCTGGAAGTCAACCTGGAATGGTGATATAGGTATTGATCGGACTTTTGATTTAAATTACCTCATCAGATTCTGTACCAAGCGATTCAGAACACTCATCGTATTCTTCACCGCCATCTTCGTCTGGTTTTTCACTCGGGGTTAGCGTGATCATCTTTCTCATAAAAGGCGGGAGGAATCCCTTGACAGCCTCGATGAATGCAAATACAATAGGGCTATTTGTGTTTGAAATATTGAAGCCATCAAGCAAGATGCAATTCTTTGTGTGCTGGTATACATTCCATGCAATTTTTAAGAATACATGAGGTTTCACGTGTTGAATCTGAACTCCGTCAAGGTTTGTGCTACATACTTGCCTGAGTCCTTTTGTAAGACAAAGTTCCTGAATCTTGTCAATAATTGGATAAAAGTCATCACAAAACTTGTCAGCTTCCTTCAGGTTTCTTGGTTGACACTCTATGAGCTTTTGAATAAAAATTTCTGCATAGAGTATATTGTTATCAAAATCTGGCTTGAATAAGAGCCAAGAACATTCCATCTTCAATTTTCCTATATTATAAAAATACGATAATGTCGCGAAAATATTTGGGAATGGCAAAACTTATGGGCTGATACAACATCCTGAATACAAATCCTGTATTCACGAATTGAACCTGCCGAAGAATATTATCGTCCCGTGTGTATTCAATAACCTCGGTGACTATTTTCATGATGAGTCTGAATCGCTCTATTCTCACGATACCCGCACCTGCTAAATCAGCCTTGATAATCATACCTGCAGATTTCTCACGAATTTCATGAATCATAGGTTTAACATCATCCAGATCTATCCCGTATTCTGGATAATCTTTAACAAAGAGCGTTACATGTGCAATGTTGTCAGAGTCCCAAATACATTTTATAAACTCCATATAACTATATTCAAGGTTTTTGAGTAACAAAAATAACGTATCCACAACCAAATAACACAATTCCTAAAAACATATTTGTAATTACAAATCGTTGTGGACTCGCCGGTCTCTGTTCTATAATAGCGACAGGAACAGGTACGACTGTATGAATAGGTCTGGGAACTGGAAGTTCTGCTCTGCATAAAGGACATTTTGGAAGATAGCACTGTATGTGCAATTGGTTATTACAACATCCCAATTGCACAATAGTTCCCGTGAGAGGTTCCAAACACACTGGACACTCCATTATTATTTATTAATTATTAAAATGCATCAGATGGGGCTCGAACCCATGCGCTCATATGAGCAGCAGATCTTAAGTCTGCCTCCTTAACCAACTCGGACACTGATGCGTAGCGACTCTGGTGGGGTTTGAACCCACAATCTCGGGATGGCATCGGGTGAAACAAAGTTTCTCCCTAGAAGTCCCACGCGATATCCAATTTCGCCACAGAGCCCATGAAACGTGTCCCTGGCGGGGTTCGAACCCGCGGCGTCCAGCTCACCTTTGTCGGAGCGAAACTTGTTCGCTCCTCCGACATAAGACTGGCACTCTAACCAACTGAGTTACAGGGACGTTTGGGGGCTTCCCCCATCTGAACCACCGTTTTTTTCTTTAAGAAGAGTAAGCAATGATTCAACTCGTTAGACTTTCGGCAGTTGCATATGTAGGTTTTCTGAGTTTCGTCTTTGCGTTTTTGCTTTCTCACTGGCTTGACAAGATTACATCAAATCTCGACAAGACAAAAACCAAATGGCGTACGTTCATAGAGGTGGCACTCCAGTTTGCCTTGATAGGTGCACTCATCTACCTTTCCCGTGGGCTCATCAAGAAGATTCCCTTCCCACTCGATGGCGTTTCCGGGTACAACCATAAAACTCTCGGAGAGCTCAAAGCTCTCCCACTCATCGTATTCATCTTTATGTTTTTCCAAGAGAGGACCCAAGACAAGATGAAGTTCCTTATTTCTTCACAGAGCGTCATTCCGACGAAGTTTTCGAGTACTTGAAGCACTCCCATAAGTGATTATGTGTGCGAGGTTTTGAAAGAGCTGAAAACTCGTCGATCGTGTATTCATCGCCCATAGACGTGTTACACTTTGCGCAAATAGGGCGCAAATTGTTAATATCGGTTGCACCTCCTTTACTTTCTGGTACGTTGTGTCCTACATGAAAATTAAAGGGATCCATGACGTTCTCGCACCAGGTCACAAGGCACTTGTGCTTGAACATACGGTCTCCACAATAAAGAAGCCATACCTGCTCACGCAACGCACCTGGAATTTTAGTCTTCATTATTTTAATAAATTTTTAAACCTTTAAGACTTTGAAAAACACATTATGAGTCGTCGCATGAATGTTTTTGGCTCGAGGTTCAGACTGCCCAGCTTCTCATGAAACTCTTGATTTTCACCCTTCCCTTGTATTTTTGAATTTTGATTCAAAATTGCTTCCACCTCAAGACGACTTAGTGTTATGGACCCGAGACGGAAGTCCTCGAATGCCTCGCAGGTCACAGGACACAGGGGCTTGATGAGTTCATATACCTGATTTGCCAGATCCCGAATCTCCTTCTGGGCGTGGTCTTCCATACGAAGCTCCAAAAAGTGAAGAAGGTTATGAAGGTTAATTTTCCAATAAAATTCAGTAAAGGTGCTCTGGGGCAAGTGGGTCCGAGCCAGTTCACGGGAGACTCCCTTCTTGATCATCTCGTCATATGTATGGAAAGCCAGGTCGCACGAAGCCTTTTGCTTGAGCAGCAGCAGTTCTCCCCCCTCGTACGGCTCCTCTCCTCCTTGCCCGCGATTCGTAGACTGCTGACGGAGCTCTTCGGGCAAAAAGTACTCTTCCGGTACGACAGAGTACCGAGCTGACATCTCGTTGACAGAGGCTGTGCGATGACGAAGCCACTGACGCGCTACGAAGATTGGAGCACGAATATGAAACTTGAATTCAACCATCTCAAACGGCGTCGTGTGCTTGTGGCGCATGAGATAGCGGATGAGCGCGCGGTCATCACTCACGGACTTGGTTCCGGGACCGTACGACACGCGTGCAGCCTGGACGATGGCGGCATCATTCCCCATCGAGTCTACGAGTCGGACCGCCATTTATTTTACTACGTTTCATCTCTTTATAGTCGCGACCAGGAACGCGCCTTGTTTATAGCATATCCCTGGTTTAAAAGTTTTTTAAACTTTTTTTCTATATTGATAGCTCGTTTAGTCGATGGACTGGGGCTCTTCTTTTTTGGGCTTTTCTTCTTCTTGATTGTGAAAAAGACTTTCACACCTTTGAACATTATATAATTAGACGCGATTTTTTCAAATGTGATGCATTTGAAAAAAACGCCCCGAACAGGGATCGAACCTGTGACATTCAGATGAGCTTCGCTTTTCTAACAGTCTGACGCTCTACCGACTGAGCTATCGGGGCAGAGTGAAAGGAAGGTGGCGAGCCTTTCGGGATGCTCGTATGATGCCAGTCATATTTGCAGCCCCCTTTCGAATCTGACCTGCCGGAATCGAACCAGCGACCTAAGGATAATTGACAACCGACTACAGTCCTTCGCTCTACCAATTGAGCTAAGGTCAGGTGAGCAGTTTAGGGAGGTGCTCGGCTCCAGGGAAGGTTCCAGGGAGGATCGAACTCCCATTTCGAGATGCACCCGCTCTCAGAGTCTCATGTACTGACCATTATACTATGGAACCATTACATATTATAGATTTTCTTCACACCCAGAAGATGTCCGCGACATCCGGGACAATTGTCTCTGTCCCGGATTTTTCTCCAACATGGCTCGCATATAGTGTGTCCACAGGGGTCAAAAAATAAGTCAATATTTCGTTCCATACATATAAAACACGTAAATTTTGCGTACCGCTCTGCTTCTGTATTCTCCAACACCTTCTTCATCGCTTCAAACTGCCCCTTGAGTTCCCCACATTGTTTAGTCAGGGCATAGATTCCCTCTTCGGACTCGTAATTGTCTACTACTTCAAGGATTTTCGCCTTTAAGTCGTCAGACGGAATATTGTCTATGAAAACTTTTGCAATTTGCGAACTTTTGTGAATTTTCTCGAGTTCAGCTGTTTTGATTCCCAGGTCTCTCTTGACTTTTGCCAATTTTCGTTTAAAATTACCAAGATTCTGTTCAAACTCTTTCCAGGAGTCGTCAAGTTCACACTCTTCAGCCTGAATATGAAGGGGGGAATCCTGTGGAATTGGTGTAAAATTTCCAAGAGCAAGTTCTAAAAAAGATGTGGCTGGATCAAGGTATGCAAACGATGACATGTCTTTAATAAAAAAAATATCCTTAATTAGTAAATGTTGGGAGATTCCATCCTCGTACTGATTGGTATGCTTCTTATTGTTATGGGTGTCCAGCCCATGTTGGAGACTTCGACTCGTAAAAACTCGGTAGCCATCGTGAACTCGATGATCCTCGTCTTGATGGGAATCTTCATTGTGTTTTACTGGAACAGCATAGTACCCTCTTGAACCAGGACACCTTGGCTTTCTTCAAGAATTTTAAAACAGAATTAAAAAGCTCAGAGTGTATGAATTTTAAAACGTCTGTTCGCAGCTCTTCAGGAAAGGATGCGTCGTCGATTACCATACACAAAATCTTCATCATATTTTCATCAGACAAGTCGTGTGTTAAAAGATATTCAATCAGGTGAAGAACTGTATCATACTCGTCATGCTTAATGGTCTTGAACACACGTTCATTAAGTATTTCATTTGTTCTGTCAAGTATACTCGATACGTTTGAACCGGGCATAGATACAGACACCGCCTTGACGAGCTCAGGACCAGACAGATTCTCCATTTTTATATCTGTACATTATAAATGTCTGCAATTGACACAACTTTCATGGTTCTCCTTCTTATGCTGTTAATCGCCCTGTCAGCTACCAATTTCGCACAGGCTCGGACCAACATGAAGACTCAGTATCAGAACTACTTTGGTCTCATTTACCTAATCTCTGTTGTATTTTTGCTTATTTCAGGATATCGGAGTTTTTCCTCAAAGTATTAAAAACAAAATCAGTTGAATAGAAAATGTCACTCATAGGACATATCGATGGTGTCTGGATTTCTAAAGCAGAACATCTCGAACAAATTATGATTCGAATCGCTGAAAGGTGTGGGTTCACAGTTGTGTCCCGAGCTTTTCACCAATTTGAGCCTCACGGTGCCAGCGGAGTTCTCTTACTTAACAAGAGTCATTTTAGCGCTCACACGTATCCTGACCAAAACAGAGTCTACATAGATGTCTTTTGCTCTTCAGACTTTTGTTCATATGTCATCGAGGAGGAATTTTCGGCACTTAACGGGACTTGGAAAGTAATTTCAAGAGTCACGTAATTTAAACTTTAAATAAGCAACCACAAATACAGCCAATATCGACCACCCCACGATGTGATCGAGTTTATTCATAGCTTCAATTTTCTCCGGAGGAAGCTCGTTAAATTCCTGTTTGTAACCCCGGGGTTTGAAAGGCAGCCAAATGTATCGCCCGAATGGGATTATAGTTGGCTGCAGTTTATCTTGACAGTTGTAGGTCCAATCGTACCATGCAAGTGCGATATATGGGAACCAGAGCAGAAAAGCGAGGACCCATAGATTTTTAGGGGGAAGGTACCAGTACCCTCCAGCTAAAACTGCCGTGAAGATGATGCACTTTATGTTAAAACGAAAAGGACGTCCTGGTGAGAACTCACTTGCCATATATTATTAGTTACTATTAATTTCGATTCCAGGAACCTTGATAGTTCTTGGGACCGAAGTCCGCCCTGTCGGGCTATTTTTAATTTTAATATAAAATTGCTACTACGTACTTGGTCCGTTTAATTGGAGAAGGCGAGGCCACCCATACCAGACTGGATGCGCAGGATGTTGTAGTTGATGGCGAACATCTTCTGCAGAGGGGTGGTGTAGCCGCTCTTCATGTTGATAGCCACCTGGGCGTTATCAATACGAGAGAAGTTGCAGGTGCCGGTGGGCTGGTGCTCCTCTGGCTGCAGAGCGAAGGAGTAGGCGTAGATGCCGGGGTAGGGGACGCCGGTGTGGTACACGAATGGCTGATACTGGTTGAAGTACTTACCGGTCTGCTCCTTGAAGCGGTCCTGACCGTTGAGCACCAGCTTGAAGTTGTACAGGGGACCCACCTCCACAGCGGAGATGCCGGTGGCAATAGCGCCGGCAGCCACGTTGGAAGAACCCTCCTCGATCCAGTACAGGTTGGAGGTGTAGGCAGCTGCGGTCAGAGCGGTCGTGCCGTTTGCCAGGATGTTGGAGAACAGGCGTGGGCAAGCAGCTGCGTGGGGCAGCACACCTGGGGTGTACAGAGGGCTGGATGCGCAGGTCACGTTCACGTTGGCGCAAGAGGTGGAGAAGTTCCACATGCTGTTGAAGGCAGTGGCGGTGGTGTTGGTGTAGCACCAGATCAGCTCCTTCACTGGGTGGTTGAAGGACAGGCGGACGGTCTGGGCGCCGGGGTTGCCGCTGGCGGTGATGGAGTCACCACCGGTGTGCTGCACCTGCTCGATCAGGTACTCGTGACCCTTCTGGGCGAAGCGGCGACGCTCCTCAGTGTCCAGGTACACGTAGTTGGCCCACACCTCGAACACCTGGGCGGAGGCGCCGAAGTAGTTGGTGAAGTAGGAGGTCAGGTCGAAGTCGAGGCGGACCTCGTGGTACTGCAGGGCAATCAGAGGCAGGTACAGACCGGGGTTGCGGTTGAAGAAGAACAGCAGGGGCAGGTACACGCTGTTCACGTTGGTGGCATCAGCGGTAGGGACGGGGCTGGATGCCATCTTGCCATAGTTGATCTTGTCGCTCTCGCCCAGGAAGGTCTCGGCGTACAGGCGGAACCAGGTCTGGTAGTGCTTGTCGATGCGCTGACCACCGATGGTCAACTCAACGGCTGCGATGGCACGCTCAGCCACCCAGCACATGTCAATGTTGGTGTTGGTGGAGGTCAGGTTAGAGGTGTTCAGCTGCGTGGGCTGCAGGCGAACGTACATGTTGCCGACCAGATCGCCGTTGCGGGCAATGGTCACGGACACACGACCGGAGTTGGAGGGGGTACCGTTCACCGTCTGCTGGATGTTCTCCATAGCAAAGTTGGTGTGGCGCTTGTACACAGCCTGGAAAAAGGTCACCACGGGCTGACCAGTCAGATACACATCCTGAGCACCGTAAGCAACGAGCTGCATAAGTCCACCGGCCATTTTGTACTATATTACAAGAAAAAAATTTAGACCAATTTAATTTGCAAAAGCGAGACCACCCATTCCAGATGCAATTCTCAGGATGTTGTAATTGACGGCAAACATTTGCTGAACCAGACCGTTGGGCATTCCCGTCTTGAGGCTGACCGCCACTTGCGCCATGTCTATGCGGCTGAAATTGCAAGCGCCACTTGGCTGAAGCTCCTCAGGCTTGAGGGCAAATGAGTATACGTAGATACCTGGATAGGGGTGACCGGTGTGGTACTGGTAAGACTGGTACTGATTGTACCATTTGCCAAACTGCTCGGCAGCACGATCGGTGCCGTTCAGAATCAACTTGAACTTGTGCAGAGGACCCACCTCCTGCCCGTACGTTACGTTGGCAGTGCCGTACTGTGGCAGACCTGCCTCGACCCAGAGAACGTTGCCTGTGAGCACGTTGGACTGAGCAAAAATAGTTCCGTTCTGGGCAACGGAACCAGCTGCGGTCGAATAAAGTGGAGCCGAAAGAACGGATGGGATATACAGCATTGGAGACCCGGTATTGTGGGGCTGTGTAAGAGCACCAGACTGAGCCAAATTGTTAGTATTAATGGTCACATTCACGTTTGCCACGTTAGACGAAAAGTTCCACATGGCGTTGGGGTTTGAGTTGGGTGCCGAGTTCTGGTAAACCCAAATGAGCTCCTTTACTGGGTGGTTGTACTGCATGCGGATGACGCTTGGCGTGTTCTCGCTGGAACTTCCGACTGGGTCGCCGTTCACGTACTGGACCTGCTCGATGAGGTACTCCTGGTTCTTGGTGGCAAACTTGTCACGCTCCTCCTTCTCCAGGTACATGTAGTTTGCCCATACAGTTGGTGGGTTAGTGCCGAAGTAATTGGCATAGTTGGCGCTAATTGTGAAATCGATGCGCACCTCGTGGTACTGCAGTGCAATCAGTGGCAGGTACAGACCGGGGTTGCGGTTGAAGAAGAACATCAAAGGCAGGTAGACATAACCGGTCGAAGTCTGGTTCACGTTGTTGGGGACGGGCAGGGAAGTGAGCTTTCCGTAATTGCACTTCTTTGAATCATCCAGGAAGCACTCTGCGTACAGGCGGAACCATAGCTGGTAGTGCTTGTCAATCGACTGACCACCGATAAAGAGTTCGATAGAGTTGAAAGCACGCTCGGCAACCCAGCACATGTCAGCGACGGAATTGTTGGATGTCAGCTGACCTGAAGATGTGGGGGTAGGCTGGAGAACGACCCACATGTCACCAATCAGGTCGCCCGTGCGAGCAAGCGTCACGGAGACGAGACCGCCGGGGTTGGGCTGCCCAGAAAGAGTCTGGGGAATTGCCTCAATTGCAAAGTTGGTATGGCGCTTGTACACCGACTGAAAAAAAGTGACTGTTGGCTTGCCAGTCAGATACACATCCTGAGCACCGTAAGCGACGAGTTGAAGCAGTGCTCCACCAGGCATTTTAGTATTACTCGCGATTTTAATTGAGACCTATTTTCTACATCATTAGTACAAATGTCTCAGCGTCGCTCACTGCCCCCAAAGACCCCAATGCCACCACCCCCAGAGGAGGAGGAGGAGGATGAGTTCGACGAGGAGGAGTTCGAGGATGGACCCGATATGTTCGAGGCGCTCGCGAGTCTGCTCGCCACTGAGGAAGGCGATACAATTGCGACCATTCTGTCGGGAACCAAGGATGCGACCGAGAAGATTGCTCTCCAGCTCGAGATGCAGAACAAGATTTTGGTCAAGATTGCGGCTTCATTGAGCAAGATGGTTCCCGTGACGCCAGTTGGAATTCCCGCTCCCGCCTAAAAACCAGTCTCTCGACAATTTCGGTTCAAGTTTAATAAGAGCCTATTGAGCCTTAAAAAAGTCTCGCGTCATTTTATCAATGGCAAGCACTCGAAAGGTCCACACAATTCAAAAAGATGTAACACCCGAACACGAAGAAGAAATTAGAATCGCAAATCAAACAAATGAAATCAATACATGGACAGTCGAGGAGCTTGAAACTTGCATCTCAAAAGCAGAAAAGGATGCGGGGTTTGACATTCGTGGGAATACACTCGCTTCTGAAAAGATGTGGGCATTTGTTCTCTTCCCTGAGAATCAGCAGAGGGATCAGGACAAATATCCTGAAAATTATGAACATGAACACATCAAAATTAGAAAGGATCGGTTTGTTAACAGTTGTAGAACCCTTCTGACTCGCATAGAGTCTCTTGGAGCAAACAAGACGCCGAGCAAAGACCTGAATGGAGACGAATTTACTCTTGAATTTCGAGTTCGGCGACTCATCGTGGACCGCAAGGAGATGTTCGACCAGTACCGCATATGGGAGCGCAGACACAACAGAATAAACAATCCTACCCTTGCAATTGACAATACTGACACGAGTCTGAAGGATGATGATGACATGTCCCCGTATCAAAAGATTCTTCTATATCTCCTTCATAGAGCGTACGACGAGGGATACCGCCGCTACAAGGGTCAGTGCTGTATCCAGATTCGCAATACACGAGCGTGGAGAATCGTCAAAGAGATCAAGGATTACATTTATGACGTCACGCAAAAGGAGGATGAGCCTGACATGTGGAAGAACTTGACAAGTCGTGGAAACCTGGTTTCTGATGTGGTCAAGCACTTGACAAACTGCAAGGATTTCCAGTTTCCAGAGATTAAGAAGGATCGTCACGTGTGGTCGTTTCAGAATGGGCTACTCATCGGTAAGGATTGGAATGAAACCGAGAAACAGTACAAAATTAAGTTTTATGATTACAATTCTCATGATTTCCGTGAGCTTGACCCGACCATTGTGAGCTGCAAGTACTTTGACGCGCCTTTTAGTCCTTACGACGAGCTTGAAGATTGGTGGGACATTCCAACACCTAACATGCAGCGCGTACTTGATTATCAGAAACTCGAGTCGGATGTTGCCAAGTGGATCTATGTGTTCATGGGGCGTCTGTGTTTCGACGTGAATGAGATTGACGGCTGGCAGGTGATTCCGTTCCTCAAGGGTATCGCGCGGTCGGGCAAGTCCACGCTCATCACCAAGGTGTGTCGCAAGTTTTACGAGACGGAGGATGTGTCCGTCCTTTCGAACAACATCGAAAAGAAGTTTGGGCTTTCGAGCATCTATAACGGCTTCATGTTCATCTCGCCAGAGGTCAAGGGTGATCTTCAGCTCGAACAGGCGGAGTTTCAGTCGCTCGTGTCCGGTGAGGATGTGAGCATCGCGCGCAAGTTTGACACGGCTCTGACGTTTCAGTGGAAGACGCCTGGTATCCTGGGTGGAAATGAGGTTCCAAACTGGAAGGACAACTCGGGGTCTATCCTACGTCGTTTGGTCACAATCAATTTTGGTCGTCAAATTGCAGACAATGATTCGGACCCGAATCTCGAAAAGAAACTTGATGTTGAAATTCCCACAATTTTGTGCAAGTGCCTGCGCGCATACCTTGATTATGCAAACAAATACAGCGACAAGGATATCTGGAACGTACTCCCCAAGTACTTCAAGACTATCCAGAGTCAGGTGGCATCGGTCACAAACTCACTTCAGCACTTTCTGGCATCCGAAAAGCTTCGGTTCGGATCGGATTTCTTTGTACCTCAAAAGGTTTTCATCACACACTACCAGCAGCACTGCAACCAAAATGCGCTTGGGGAGAAGCCCAGGTTCAACCAGGATATTTACGCAGGACCGTTCAGCTCGCGCGAACTCGAGGTTCGAACCGAGTCGCGCATCTACAACGGAGTTACCTATGCATTGCAGCCGTTCATCTTTGGACTTGACATTGTTTCAACTGAAAATTAAAATATAGTAAATAATATAGATGAGCTCTGCTCAACGGACCGCCGCCGCGAGAAAGATACAAAGCATCTTTCGCTCGAAGCGCGCTTTTCCTGAAAACTCAGGGATCATGACCAAGGGGGTGGTGAATGTGAGTAAAGTCAGGGAACGTTTAGAACGCGAATTAGGTGCGCGCAAACCAGGAATTTCCGCACCATTCGTCCCTGAACTTGACGAGATGATGACGCGTTTGAAAGGAAAACCTGTATATAAAACAAATTTCAGTGGAATATTCTTAAATGAGAATAATACTGTAACAAATGCAAATGTACAAAATGCGTTAAGATCAGAGGTGGCTCCTTTGAAGAGCTCGGGTATCCGCTTTTCCAAAACAAAATTGCTGTCCTTTGTAATTTCAATTCACACAAACGTGAATATTCACAAGATACTAACTGAAAAAGCACCTGAAGGAGGGTTTGGCTTTAAAGAAATTGTAGGATACACGCACATTGGGAAACCCCCTACTATTCAGTATTATAATAGAGAATGGATTGGAAGCCCGGTGGGAGTCAACTATATTTTCGCAAAAAGAACTAATCTCACACTGAGATTATCACGGGATGAAATTGTTATTTATGGTAGTGAGAATACCAAAGTTGAGTTTGCTCTTCAGAGATGCGTTTTGAACGGGTGGATATCTGTGAAAAACGCAGCAAATTTTCAATTTGACGTGAAAGTTGTTAACGGTGTATTCAAGGTGAATAAGAAGTTTAATCTCAAAAACTTGAATACGTTTCTTTATAATTCTCCACTTATCGAAGGTCATCCTTCTCTTCGCCAAGGCAAGGAGCAGATGATAGGGGGGGCATCTCCAAACAGGGGTTCGTCTCCTAAATCAGTTGGAAGTAATTCAAATTCGCCACTTTTGAACAGAGGCTGGCAGCCCGAGGTTATGTCAGAGAATCCTCGTTCTAATTTTCAATTGCGGAAGGAACTTGCAAAGGGGAGAAAAAATTACGGTGGTGGTGTAATCATCTCCACCTACGGTGGTCGGCATACAGCAGCTGAGAAAGCTGTAGTACATTTGTATCCAGAACCTGTGTCTCAGCCAGAACTAAAGAAGAAGCGTGCAAGAATGGCGAGAAAGACGCTCAAGTCCCTTGTATTCACACTCAAAAATCCCAAAATAACCTTTACGATATTTGAAAATGGAACAGTTACATTTATGGGTCTCAAGAAGATTGAAGACATTGATATTCCAAAGGAAATCTTCAAAAAGTTGTTCGAAGTTGCGGGAAGCGCAAATACCATGTTTGGTAGCCCCACGTCTAAGAGTGGCAAGACGAATTCTGAACGCCTCGCAGAGAGATACAAACTTGTAGCCGGAGGAAACTGGAATAAAACAAACAAATGGAGAATTCCAAATGGTTATTATATTCGTCCAGGAGTTGATGGAAAGCCACGTCTTTATAAATATGTTAAATTTTTAGAGGGTGGAGCTTTGAATAAAACTTTAAACTTGAAAGCCGTAGCTCCAAAGGTGAAAAAGGCATTTGAGAACATCGGACGGAAAATTCCCGAACATACACTCAAAGTGTTTAGAAATGCGGGAGCGCCGATACCTGTAGAAAATAAAAAGGTGGTTTATAAAAACCTGTCAAACCGTCGTGCCGGAAACTGGAATGCATTCAAGGCTGGACACTACGTAGTACCTGGACCTGGAAAACAGCCAATATTTAAAGAAATACCCAAAATACTTGGGGCGGCTGCTAAAACGGTTGTCAAAAAATACACCGAGGCTGGTGTAAATATCCCTAAACGTGTTCGCAACACATTTAGTATTCCTGCAAATGTCGTTACAGTGGGCAAAAAGACGCACAAACTCACAGTGTCAAACGGGGAACTGAAGATTAACGGTAAGCAAGCGAAACGCTTTACTCAATCTGAACTCCTATCAATAGCGCGCAACCTAAAAATAGCTGGAGCAACAAATTCGACGAATAAGAAGGGGCTCCTGAAGTTGTTAAATGCATTTCAATAGGTCAAACACCTTGTACAATAGCTTGAACAACTCATCCTTTGACTGAATCTTCCCCGGCTCTATAATCTCCATCTCCACCTGATAACTTGTGTCCTCGTCGCAGTCCTTGTCCTCCGGGTCCCCCTTGATCATAGTCAAGTCAATAGAGAGATTCTTGCGAACAAAAGACCAACGCTCCTTGGTCTTTTGCTTATTACTCGTCTCCTCACCGTCATACTCGAAGGGCTTTTCAGTTGAAATTCCGAGCCTGATATCAAAAGGGTGACCCTCAAGCGAAAAGTCATCCACCTTGACCCTCTGCTTGATGCACCCCACATGCTCTTCAGATTCATCGTCAACTGTCAGACGCTTCCCCCCGTCAAAATAATAGACAGTAGCGCTCGTATGCTTGGTCGTCTCCCAGCCTGTGTAGCCATTCAGACCGATAAGCAGCTTCTTGAACGTCTCCTGCCCTACATTCGTGTCAAAATTCTTCTGTGACTTGCGTCCAAATCTAAACTCAATTTCGATATTCTCCTTGTCCTTGTGAGAATTGATGATGCTTTCCCACTTGTCAAACAGACGGTGAGCCATCAAATTCATTTGCTTATTCTAACTCTTTTGTCTCTAAGACGTGACAAGACACGAAATCTCTTAGAGAGGAAAATCGTAATGAATACAAGTCGAAATGAGAGGTCTTTGGAATCTCGGAAATACATGCTATTTCAATACTGCGATTCAGTGTTTGGCACACGTTCCACCCTTGACGAATCACTTTTTTAAAGAAAATCTTGAAGGGTGCCCCTGTGACATTACTAAGGAGTACCAGAAGGTTGTGAAACAGTTATTTATCAAGGATGAAACCAAACCTGTAAGCCCGAGCGATCTCTTGGGAGCTTTTAGGATTCGATTCCCACGCTTCGATGCTGGTCGGCAGCATGATGCGCAGGAGGTTGTCCTTTTGATCATAGATGTTTTCGAAGAGTCACTCGGGAAGGAGTTCATCACAGATCTATTTAATGGGGAGGAGTCCCAGGAGACTTCATGGGAAGGGGGGTCTTCCACAATTACTAACCAATTTACGACACTTATTCTCGATGTGTCCGAGCCATCTCGTCTACAGGATTTAATTGGGGACAAACAAAAATCAATTTTGATCCAAAATTACAAGGATGAAGGAGGGACTGACCATGAAGAGGCTCGGGTGACCAGTACGGTGACCCGGTGGCCCAAGTTTATAAACTTTTCCTTCTCGATGTATGATTATAAATTCCCAGTAGAAATTCCTTTTGAGTTTGAGGGGCGCAAGCTCTTTGCGTGTATCCTACATATGGGACATAAGCAAGGAGGACACTATGCTTTACTCGTGAGACGATACGACAAATGGTATATTAAGGACGACGAGACGATTCATGAAGGTCCTGATATATTAAACATGAGAGGGGAGTTTTATCAAGCGTGGTACCGACCTATCAAAAGCCTGTAAGCTCACCAACTTGAATATCTTCCCTTAGATTGATCATAGTCCTGAAATAGGTGCGGCGATTATTTGCATACGTCTTGTCTGTACGCACCTTTTCCACAAAAAAACCCAAATCTCCATATCCACACTCCACAATGGTGCCGTCCGGTAAATCAAGTCTTTTGTTTTTGATGTGCAATTCCGCCTCCTTATAAGGGTTCCCACGATCCTGCACCCACAACTCGTACCCTTTTCTCAACTCGAAATCGATGGTTATTCTCCCCTTGGGTTTCCACTTGAACATAGTCTCGTGAGTTCCCATGCGAATAGGCTCGTTGATAGGTGTAAGAACGAGCCCGTCCGTCTCGTACTCATAAGTGTCCAGAGCGGGCAATCGTTCAGACCCCCACAGGTGCATATTCTTGACCCGAATTTCAAAGGGAGCTTGCGCCGTCTTGATGATCCCCTTGATCACCTTGCGCGCAGCATCCAGGCGATAGTTCAGGGGTTGGCTCGTGAGATTCTCCCCCTTGACGCGAACTGCATCGTGAACCACAAAAAAGCTCTTGCCCGCCTTGGTTTTCACGAGTTCGCCGTCCAATAAAGTGTCCTTGGGTACACGAATTTTTACCGGCTCAATAAAAAACGCGCGGTTTACCAAAAACACCCCCTCTTCAGTACTCGCAAGCAAGTGACGCACGCCATCTGTTTTTTCACAGACAAAATAAGGCTGCCTCTTGAGCAGGGGGAAGTGCCTACGCTCGATCGAGACGGGTTGGGGTCCTGGAAATCTGGTCCCGTCAGATTTCCACGACTCTTGGATGAAATTCAGAAGGGCTTCGCCCATCTGCGTTTCTTAACTATTAAGACGTTTGTTTGTTTAAGTCGATGACAAGACACGAAACCTTCTTCACTAGTTTAACTTAAACATTAGGAGCGTTTAATAATAAATGAGCAAGCCTGTATTGAAATGGGTTGGAGGTAAAACTCAAATTATGCACAAAGTTCTCTCGAATTTTCCAGATGAAATTCCGGGAGATTACTATGAACCTTTTATAGGTGGAGGTTCTGTTCTACTTTCCGTTATACCACGCGTCAAAGGTAAGATTTATGCTTCAGATTTGAACCCTCATCTCATTGAAATGTACAAAATGATTCAGAATGACCCAGAAGGTCTCATTACTGAACTTTCTATTCTTCAGAATGATATAACCGAAGAGACATATTATAATCGACGTAATCAGTATAATAGTTTTCAAACTCCCGCGTTGTTCATTTATCTCAATAAAGTTGGTTTTCGAGGATTGTATAGAGAAGGACCAAACGGGTTTAATGTTCCATATGGGCACATGAAGAACCCAACACTCATGGACCCTGATAATATTCGCAGAGTATCTCTTGCAATTCAGAATGTAGAATTTACATGTATGAGCTATGAAAAAGCACTGGATAAAACTACAACAAATGACTTTGTTTATATGGACCCCCCATATGTACCCGAGAATGCAACATCATTCACGGCATATACACGGAAAGAGTTCAATCATAAAGAATTTTTTGATAAAATTAAAACATTAGAATCACGGTGGGTAATGAGCAATTCGAGTGTTTTACTTGTACATGAAGCTTTCAAAGACTTTAAAATTGAAGAAATACCTGCAAGGCGCGCTATACACAGCAAGGACCCGTCAACGATGACAACTGAAGTTATAATTAAAAATTAAAAATCCATTTATTTATCTGCTCAAAATAATCCGGGTCTCCTCCAAAAAATATACGAGTTCCTTCCTCCTTGTGAAGTTTACGAGCCACCTGCCACTTCTTGTGACTTGAAAGATACTCTTCAGTTAACCATGGACCCAATACAAAAACATATTCAACTTTAAATTTGTTACCAAGTATATATTCATATTCACGAATGAACCAATTAGCAGCCCCGAGTTTTACATCAACACTACCAGAAACATTCTGATTCTTTTTTTCTATAATTTTCAGAGTGTATGTTTCTCCATTCTGAAAAAGATAAGCTTCATCTGGATGTCTAAATAATTCT